TCAGCCATACACAGCGCCAATCACCCGCCAGGGCACCACAATATGATCAATGCTCGAACTCTCCCTTACCAAGGGAGCGGCCTTACAACCGACAATTGCGACCTTTTTCAGCAGCCTGCTAGAGGTGTGCACCGAGGATCTACGAGGCGCTGAGCAGAACATCTCGCGTTGCTGGTCCCATACCAGGGACGCCGCCCGTCCGATGCTCCGAAAGCCATCTCCCGGCGCGATGCTGCCGTCCAGAATCCCCTCAACGAGCTCCGGCGCGAGCAACGTTAGCTGTAGGATACGGCCAAGGTAGCCCCGATCGATTCGCTCTGCCGCTGCTATGTCCGTTACTGATGCATGCCGTCCCTCTTCGAGCAGCCGCTGGTATCGAAACGCCCGTGCCAGCGCCTTTACCAACGCCGGATCGGCACGCGTCGTGAGCGGCGCCACGCCATCGGTCATCGGCGTGACAACGGTCTTCCGGCCCGGCCGGTGCCTGATGGCCAGCGGCACCCGGACCGTGATGCTGGTGGCGGCCGTCATGCCGCTGCCCTCAGGGCAGCCGGCGCGATAGCAGTGAGATCGCGGACGAGGCCGCCCAGCCCATCCAGCCGCAGGCGAATGTCCGCGCCGGCAGGGCCGACCACCACCCGCTCCACCAGCGACCGCACGATCCGCGCCTGCTCCGCCGGAAATAGGTGCTCCCAAAGCGGGTCGAGCCGATGGAGCGCGTCCTGGGTCTCGCCCTCTGTCAGGTCCGGCGCGTCCTTGCGCGCCGCCCGCCAGGTGCCGAGCACGATCTCCGGCTGCCGCAGCAGAGCCCGCACCTGATCGACCACCGCCGCCTCGATCTCGGCCGCCGAGACCCGGCGCACGATGCTGGCGTCGCCGGCCGCATCACCCTTCAGGACCCGCTGGGCCACGTAGTAGCGGTAGAGGCGCCCATTCTTTCGGGCGTGGGTCGGCGACAATGCCCGGCCATCCACCCCAAAGATCAGCCCCTTCAGCAGCGCCGGCGTCTGGGCTCGGTTCTGGTTGGCGCGGACCCGTGGGCTGACCTGCAGCACGGCATGGGCCCGATCCCATAGCTCCCGCGGGACGATCCCTTGGTGCTCGCCGGGATAGACCTGCCCCTTGTGCGCGGCCTCGCCAACGTAGGTGCGGTTGTTCAGCAGCTTGTAGACATCGCCCTTATCCAGCGGTCGCCCGGCCTTGCTGGTGAGGCCCTCCTCACGAAGGCGGTTCACCGTCTCCATGCCCGAGCCCGTCTCGACGAAGATCTCGAACACGCGACGCACCCGCGGTGCCTCGTCCTCATTCACGATCAGCTTGCGGGCCACCACGTCGTAGCCGAGCGGCACCTTGCCCCCCATCCACATGCCCCGCGCACGGGAGGCGGCGAATTTGTCGCGGATGCGCTCGCCAATGACCTCACGTTCGAACTGGGCAAAGCTGAGCAGGATGTTCAGCGTCAGCCGGCCCATGCTGGTGGTCGTGTTGAACGACTGCGTGACGGAAACGAAGGTCACGCCGTGCGCGTCCATCACCTCGACCAGCTTGGCGAAATCCATGAGGGAGCGGGAAAGCCTGTCGATCTTGTAGACCACAATCACATCGACGAGGTCGGCCTGGATGTCGCGCAGCAGGCGTTGCAGCGCCGGCCGCTCCAGCGTGCCGCCGGAGAACCCGCCATCGTCGTAGCGGTCGCGCACCAGGACCCAACCTTCGGCGCGCTGGCTGGCGATGTACGCCTCGCACGCGTCCCGCTGCGCGTCGAGGGTGTTAAATTCCTTCTCCAGCCCTTCGTCGGTCGATTTGCGCGTGTAGACCGCGCAGCGCAGCTTCTTCGTCGTCGCCGGCATGGCCGGCTCGATAGGGGCGCGGCGGGTCATGCGTCACCCCGCGCGCGCAGCCCGAAGAACGTCCAGCCGTTCCACCGCGTGCCGGTGATGTGGCGCGCGATGGCCGACAGCGACTGATAGGGCCGCCCCTCGAATTCGAAGTCGTTGATGCGCACCGTGACGACATGCTGCACGCCCTGCCATTCCCGGATCAGGCGCGTGCCGGCGAGCGGTCGGCTGTCGGCGCGGATGCGGCGCAGGACGACGTTGCCACCATCCAATTGCTCGCCGAGCGCCACGAGCCGGTCGACGGTCTCGGGCTTCAGCCCGCCATACGCGAGTTCCTGGATGCGGTACGCCAGCCGGCTCTAGATGTAGGCCCGGTTCCAAGGCGGCGGCTCCTTCCCGAATAGCTCTCGCCATTGGTCCTTCAGCGTGGCAGTGGGCGCCGCCTGCAGCGCGGCGAGCCGCGACAGCACCTGCGTCGGCGGGATCTTCGGGATGGTGGGCGCCGGCGCGGACGCGGCGGTGGATCGTCTGGTCATGCGAGTCCCTTCCTGTTGGGGTTCGCATGCAGGCGCTGCTTGGCGGTGGAGTGTAGGGGAACGTCTCCTACCCCCCGAGCTATCTCGGCATCGCGCGCTTCATCCTCGGCAGCGCGGCTGCGCAGCCGCACCAGGCCCCTGGCCAGGATGCCGCAGACCTCGCGGAGGTGCGGCGGGAGGTGAGCGTTCAGTCCCACGGGCGATGGCTTCATACTTAGCCCTACCCGCCTCGGCAGCGATCCGTCCCAATCAGGCGCGGCGGCGTTCCAACTGGGGCGCAATCCGCAGCCAGGGCTGGCTCAGCTTCTTCTTGATGGTGCTGGAGTCCGGATGCTCGCCACGATCAGCAAACCACGCCTCCATGCGGCGAACGTATTCCGCCAGCGTGGCCGGCGGGCCGTCCTGGAACATGCTGACCAATGCCTCGGCCCAGAAAGCGTCCCAGTCATAGCGTGGTGCTGCGCCGCGCGCGGCAGGTGGCAGCGCCACGGCAGCGGCTCCGCTGCCGGCCGTCGCCACACCCACCTCCTGCTCCGCCTCAAATCGCAAACGCTCGGCGTGCCGGACGACCAGCCGTTCGCGCGAAACCACGATCGTGCCCGCGTCATCGCCGCGCGCTTCAATACTGATGTAGCGACCTGGCTCTGCCTTGAAGCTGCTGATCGTCTCGGACCCATTCATGAGGGTGGCCCAGGCCTGCGACTGGTGGAGATCTGCGGCGCCCGAGAGGTAGCTGCGCTCGTCCGGGATGTGGCACCAGTCCCGATCATTCACGTCCTCGATGCTGCCCTTCTCGACAGCGAGGCCCGCGACGACGACGGAGAGTGTGAGCTCATTGGCCGCGACGAAATTCGCCACGTCCAATTCCGTCACGCCCCAACGCTCACAGATCTCGGCCAGCCCATAGCAAGGCTTCCTCACAATTCGGCCGCCCACGACATTCATCCCTTCCCGACAAAGCGCAACCGCCGATACGCCTGCACTACTTTCGCCATATCCTTCCGCATGTCCGGCGGCAGTCGCTGCGCCTCGACGAACAGATCATCCATCCGCACGCCGAGAATGGCGGCGGCGCGCTCTATCAGCTCGTCGCGGGGCGGGTTCTCCTGGTCGCGCTCAATGCGCGACCAATAGGCCGCCGAGATTTCCAATCGCTCCGCGAAATCGTTCAACCCGATGCCGAGCGCAGTCCGTCGCTCGCGGATGACCGATCCAAAGCTCACCGTCGCTCTCCTTGCACCAGGCCGTAGCGGCTCAGCCGCACGGCGATAAATCGCTCTGACACCCCGAAGTCGCCGGCCAGCGCGGCGATCACGCCCTCGATCACCTCGGGCGGGTTGTCGGCGGCCAAGATGCGGCTGCCCTGCCGTCCCCGATGCGGCGCATGGACCGTGCGCAGCCGCTCCGACCGCGCGTGCACCAGCATGCGCAGATGGAGCTGCACCGGGGGAGCGAGTAGCGCACCCATGAATTCATTCGCCCGACGCTCGGAGGCCGCTGTGGTCCGGTCGAGTAGCGCGCTCGGGCCCGCAGTCACCGAGCGATAGCGCCGTGCCGGCGTGCCGAGTGCCACAGGCACATCGAACACCACGTGGCCCAGCTCGTGCGCCGCGGTGCTGACTGCCAGGTCCGGCCGGCCGGCCACCATGCGCGCATTCACCGAGACCAGCGCCGTGCCGGGCATGTCGGGATCCGTCTCGCAGACGCCGAGCACCGCCTCTCCGGTACCATCATGCACGGGATGGTCGAGTTCCCAGGCGACCAGGATGGCCCGGCCATTCGCCGACACCGTCCGCGTGGCGCCGACCAGTGCGGCGAGCGGAAGCGCGAATCCACCAGGCTCCGTCATGGCCTGGCGGCGCACCTGCGCCGCGACTGCCCATAGGGTCTGGGCCGACAACGGCCGAGGCGCGCCCGAGGCGGCGTGATGCGGGTACTCAACGGTGATGGACATGCCGGGATCATGACGAATTGCTGTGCGATTGGTCAACAGCATTGTTCCCTTCCTGTTCGCCTATCCCCGATATCCACAGACGACCGGGTGAGGGAGCAGTTCCCGCATGGGTGGGGCGGAAATCGCCGGGCTATCCATCTGATTTCCGACGAAATCGGCTATAAGTCGCTGATTTAGCAATGGGGAATAAATCCCAGGCCACTTCAATTCCCCATTGCGCCCCATTCCGCCTCTCCGCCCCGGCAGGTCGTGTGGTTGTTTCTGGACGTCATAACCTTCCTCCAGGAGCCGCGCCCGATGCCCACCGAGCTTTCCCTCGCCGATCTCGACGTCGTTCACCCCCTTGCTGAGCGCTACGCGCGTCGCCTCTGCCGGACCTTGGGGCGGCCCGGCCATGAGCAGGAGGACATGGAGCAGGACATGCTGCTCGACCTCCTGGCGCGGTTGCCCGGCTTCGATCCGGCGCGCGGGACGTTGGCGGCCTTCGCCACGGTCTGCTTCCAGCATCGCGCATCACGTCTCGCCACCCGGCTTCGCCGCGAGAAGCGCGAACGGCACGAGGCGTCGCTCGACGACGCGGTGCCAGGCCAGGAGGAAGAGCTGACGCTCGCCGACATCATCCCCGAATCAGAGGGGTATTCGGCGTGGTGCGGCCAGCAGACCGACGCGGTGGCCGCGCTGGAGCGCCGCCTCGACCTGGATCGCGCCGGCGCCGTCCTGGACCAGCGCGACCACAGCATCTGCGCAGCCCTGACGCAGTGCACGCCGCACGAACTCGGCCAGCAGGGTCCCCTGCCGCGGTCGGTCCTCTACCGCCGCATCAGGGAAATGCGCCTGCGGCTGCTCGCCGGTGGCATCGCCGCGGCGGCCTGAGACGCATCGGCGAGGGGCTGGGTAGGGCTAAGTATGGACACCAACATCACCGACATCCGCGCAGTGTCGAAGCCTCTCACCGAGGCGTCTCTCTGCACCTGGCTGGGCGCCGCGGCTCCCGGCGACAGCATCACCTACCACCGCGGCGCGCTCGCCCGGCAGGTCTGCCCGCAGTTGCAGTGCCTGCCCGAGCAGGAGCGCACTGCGCTGCAGCGCCTGGCGGCCCGCGCCTGGAAGCTCGCCGAGCTCGGCCTGGCCGACATCGTGCAGCGCCGCCACGGCTATGAGGACTACGCCTACATCCTCGTCGCCCGGCGCCGGCCGCGTCGCTATGCGTCGTCCATCCTCCACCTGCTGCTCGTGGAGGCCGCGTGATGGACGCGCCCCGCACCAACCGCCCTACGCTCGACGCGCTGCGGCACATGCCGGTGAGCGACGTCATAGCGCTCCCCGCCGAGCATCTGGCGCTGCTGCAGACCGATGCGCGCGAGGCGCTGGACGCCGCCAAGCGCATGCAGGACTGGATCGAGGCCGCGATCGCGCTCCGCTATGAGCAGCGCGCCATCGGCGCCCGTGCCGCGGCCGGCAAGGACACAGGCACGGTCCGCTTCCAGGACGGTACCGTGGAGATCGCCGTCGATCTGCCGAAGAAGGTGGAATGGGACCAGGCACGGCTCGCCGCGCTGTCGGAGCAGATCCGCGCCTGCGGCGAGGACCCCGGCCAGTACGTCGAGGTCAGCTTCAAGGTCTCGGAGCGGGCCTACACCGCCTGGCCGGAGCGCATTCGCGCCGCCTTCGAGCCGGCCCGCACCGTGCGCACAGGTCGCGCCACCTATCGCCTCGCCATCATGTCGGAGACCGCGCGGCGGGACAGCCCACATGCCGGCGCGCTCTATCCTTTGCGGGGGGCTCTCTGATGGCGCTGCGCATCGTCACGGCCGACGACCGGCTCTCTGCCGCCGCGAACAAGACCACCATGGTCATCGTCGGCGAGAGCGGGTCGGGCAAGACCACGCTCGTCAAGGTACTGCCCGCCGTCGAGACAGCCTTCCTCGACCTCGAGGCCGGCATGAAGTCGGTGCAGGACTGGCGCGGCGACAGCATCCCCGTGCGCTGCTTCGAGGACATGGTGGTTCTCACCTCCCTGATCGGCGGCCCGAACCCTGCGGCTCCGCCCACCGCCTTCTTCTCGAACGAGCACTACGCCCATTATGCCGCACAGCATCCCGACCTCGTCGCGATGCTTGCCCGCAAGTCGATCATCTTCGTCGACAGCATCACCGATCTGACGCGCCAGGCCATGGTCTGGGCGAAGAAACAGCCCGAGGCCTTCTCCGACAAGACCGGTAAGCCGGACACCCGCGGCGCGTATGGCCTGCTCGGGCGCGAGGTCATTGGCCTGCTGAAGCACCTCCAGCACGCGCCAGGCAAGACCGTGATCCTGGTCGGCATCCTGGAGAAGCACACCGACGACTTCGGCCGCGTCACCTGGCAGCCGCAGATGGAGGGCGGCAAGGCCGGCCGCGAGCTGCCCGGCATCGTCGATCAGGTCATCACCCTCTCGCTCTTCTCCCGCGATGGCGACGGCGCGCTGGTCCACGACCCTCAGCGCGGCACGGAACGCCGGCTGGTCTGCCAGGCAGGGAACCGCTTCGGGCTTCCGGCCAAGGACCGCTCCGGCCGCCTCGATGAGACCGAGCCGCCGGATCTGCTCGCGCTGCTCCGCAAGATCAACGCGCCCGCCCCATCCCCCGCCTGACCAGAACCCGAGAGGCACACCGATCGATGTACGACATGAACGACGCCGAACTGCCGCGTGGCTCCGACCTCATCCCGGACGGCACCTTTGCCAAGGTGACCATGGTGATCCGCCCCGGCGGGGTGGACGGTCAAGGCGAGGCGGACCGCGGCCTCCTGAAGGCATCCCGCGGCGGCGGCGACACCGCCATGGTCGACGGCGAATTCACGGTCGCTGCGGGCCCGCACATCCGCCGCAAGTTCTGGCAGACCTTCACGGTGGTCGGCGGCAAGGTCGACGAGCACGGCGTGTCCATCGCCTGGAAGATCTCGAAGGGGACCTTCCGCGCCATGATCGACAGCGCGCTGGGTCTCGACCCGCAGGATATGAGCGAGGCCGCAAAGGCCAAGCGGGTCCTTCGCGGATTGTCCGACCTGTCGGGCATCACCTTCGCCGCCAAGATCCGGGTCGAGCCGGCGAATGACCCGCGCTACAGCGACAGCAACCGCCTCGACCGCGTGGTGCTGCCGGGCGAGCCCGAATATGCGCGCATCATGGCGGGCGAGCCCGTGCAGGCTTCGCCCAGCGGCCAGCGCGCCGCGAAGCCTGCCGCTGCTCCCGCGCCCGCTGCGCCGGCCTGGGCCAGCACGGTAGCGCCGCAGGCCGCCGCACCAGCGTCGCCCTCCTGGGCAGCACCGGCCGCGGCGCCGGCCGCCCCACCCCCGCGTTCGGCACCCCCTGCGGCAGGCGGCCCGGCCTGGCTGAACGGGTGATGCGCCGATGGTCCGTCGCCGCTGGACGCGGCCGGCGCAGCCGCGTGCTGCGGCCAAGTCCCTGCCACCGCCGCGCGGCTGCTCGCCCGATGATCAGGTCCGTCGCCTCACATGCGCGCTCTGCAGCCGGGAGGCAAAGGGCTTCGGCTACATCCACGAGATGCGGTTGGGCGAGTTTCCGCACCACCGCTTCTGCTCGATGCGGTGCTGCGACGCGGGCGGGGCGATGGCCCGCAGGTCCAACGGCGTGATCGACAAAACGCAGATGGAGGAGCGCGCGGTGAAGGACGCGCGCCGGCCGCTCGCCGAGGTGTTGGTGGAGCTGAACCTCATGGCGCCGTTCCACGACCGCAGTGCCACGGAGATCGACCGCATCATCGAGGCCCGCGTCGACGGCTTCCAGGCATCCATGCAGCGCCAGTCCGCCGAGCGGGATCCGCTCGACGACCTGATCCCATTTTAGGGGGTGGCCGTGATCCTCGACCTCAACCACCAATCCGGCCTGGTCTATGGACGCGCCGCGCACGGCGTGGCCGACACCACGGCGCGCATCAACGCGCATGTCGATGCCGCGCTGGTGGCCCGCAACCAGCAGCAGCGCCCACGCGACTATCTTGGCGGCAGCCGCATCGGCGAGGCCTGCGCCCGCAAGCTGGTTTACGAGGTGGTCCATACGCCGAAGGATGCGGGCCGCGATTTCGACGGCGGCATCCTGCGCATCTTCGATGCGGGGCACCAGTTCGAGACACTGTCCATCCGCTGGCTCCGCCAGGCGGGCTTTGATCTGCGCGATCGCGGTGCCGATGGCGAGCAATTCGGCTTTGCCACCGCGGGCGGAAAGCTGCGTGGCCATGCGGATGGCGTCATCGTGGCCAGCCCCGATGTCGGCATCCGCTGGCCTTCCCTGTGGGAGCACAAGGCACTCGGTCAGAAGTCATGGACCGACTTGGTCAAACACGGCCTGCGCCAGTCCAAGCCGATCTACTTCGCCCAGGTGCAGCTCTACATGGCCTACCTCGAGCTCGAGGTGGCGCTCCTCACGGCGCTGAACCGCGACACGCTCGCCCTGCACCACGAGGCGGTGCCCTTCGACGCAGCAGAGGCGCAGCGCCTGTCCGACCGCGCCGTCGACATTCTGCGCGCGGCTGAGTCCGGCGAATTGCCGCCGCGCATCGCAGCGCATGCCGACTTCTACCTCTGCCGCTTTTGCGCCTACGCGGCACGCTGCTGGGAGAATGCCCAATGACGCCTGCCACCTCCTCGCGCATGACGCCCCTTGCCTTCAGCTTGAAGCGTCATGTCCTTCGTCATGCACATCGCTTTTGGTGTGAGATCGATGCCAAGGCGGTCGCTACCGCCCCGATTTACATCTTTCCAGATAGTCGCCGCTTCGACTCGGACGATGTTGAGCGGCTCGCCACCAGCAACCTGGGCGGCACGCTCAAGCTGCCGCACCCGCACTGCATCTTTGAACTTCAGGATCCTGAGGAGCCGGAGGCATGTCTCGCCTCCTATGCACGTGCCACCGAGGCAGGCGTCGATAGCTTCCTGTTCCGCTTTCTCCCAGAGCGGAATTGCTGGAGCGACCTGATGGCCGCAGTGGAATTCCTGCCCAACGGTGTGGCCGAAGTCATGGGCCACCCGAAGGAGCAGGACCCGAACCACTACGCGCCGACCTTTGAGGCAGCGACCTCCATGGTCTGGCGCGCGCTCGGACTACTCTCCATCCCCACACCGCTGGCCGAACATCAACTCTCGCCACTGCGTCGACGATCCTTTGCGAAGGAGGGCGTGCGCGGATGGAACTATCGTGTCGCTGACATCCAGCCACACATCATCGCATCCGCGCTGGCTGAGCGCAGCGGCTCACATGCCTCACCCCGCTGGCACATTCGTCGCGGCCACTGGCGTGCGCTCGCTGATGGTCGCCGCGTCTTCGTCCGCGAGTGCGAGGTCGGCGATATCGCGCGTGGTGGCGTGATCAAGGATTACCAGGTGAATGGCGGGGATCTGCCATGAGCTTCACCCCATCTCCCCAACAAGCGGACGCCATCCGCGCCATCGTGGATTGGTTCCAGAACCGCACGCACCAGCAGCAGGTGTTCCGGCTGTTCGGCTATGCCGGCAGCGGCAAGAGCACCGTCATCACCTACGCCATTCAGGCGATCGGCATCGACGTGGCAGCCGGCAATGACGAGGAGGATGCGGCGCGCCGTCGCATCCTCTTCGCGGCTTTCACCGGCAAGGCGGCGCTGGTGATGACCCGCAAGGGCACGCCTGCATCCACCATCCACTCCCTCATCTATCGCGTCTCGGAGGCGACGCCCGAAGAAATCGACCGCGTCGAGCGCGAGCTCCTCGACCTGCAGCGTGGCCTCGGACGCATGGCACCCGCCGAACGCGCCTTTGCCGAGATGCAGATCAGCAAGCTGCAGCTGCGCCTCGCAGATATCCACAAGCCCACCTTCCTGCTGAACGAGCAATCGCTGGTGCGCGATGCCGACCTTGTCGTGTTGGACGAGGTGTCGATGGTCGGGCCCGAGATGGCCGCCGATCTGCTGGCCTTCGGCAAGCCCATCCTGGTGCTGGGCGATCCCGGCCAGCTGCCACCCATCAAGGGCACCGGCGCCTTCACCGAGGCAAAGCCGGACATCATGCTCACCGAGATCCACCGGCAGGCCGGCGAGAGCGCCATCATCCGCCTCGCCACTATGGCGCGGCAGGGCATCGACATTCCGTCCGGCGAGCATGACGCGCATGTCTGGAAGCTGCCACGCAATGCGGTCAGGCCCGAGCAGATGCTGCGCGGCGGCCAGGTCATCTGCGGCCGCAACGACACGCGGCGCTGGCTCAACAGCCAGATCAAGCAGGCCGCTGGCTTTCCGGCACCCTATCCCGCGGGTCAGGACGAGAAACTCATCTGCCTCAAGAACCGCCACGACCTGAGCCTGGTCAATGGCATGTTCCTGTCGCTGGCGGAGATCCGGCACGAGAGCGAGCTGGCCTTCTCGGCCACCATCACCACCGAGGATGGCGTCGCCATTTCCGGCCGGCACCGGTTCTACAAGGGCCACTACGACGACCACGTCCGCTACGACCGGGACCGTCTGACCCGCGACTACCGCGAGATGCGTGGGCTGATCGAGAGCAGCTGGGGCTATGCCATCACCTGCCACAAGGCCCAGGGCAGCCAGTGGGAGAATGTCGTCGTCTACGATGACGGGCTGAGCCGCACGGCGGAGGACCGCAACCGCTGGCTCTACACCGCCATCACGCGCGCGGAACGCGGGCTGGTGATCCTTGATTGACCTGAACGACGCGGCGCCGCCGGCACCTTCCGTCCGCTACGACCTGGACGCCATCGGCGCCCGCCTGCGCGACACGGCCCCTGCCTGGGTGCCAGGGTTGTTCCCCAATGGTCGCCGCCAGGGCGATGAATGGCGTCTCGCCAACATCCAGGGTGCGCCGCCACGCCAGTCCGGATCCTGCGTGATCATGCTGGCCGGCGACCATGCCGGCGACTGGCACGATTTCGACGGTGCCCAGGGCGGCGGGCCGTTCAGCACGCTGGAGCATGGCACCGGCCTCTCGGGGCGGCTGCTGTTTGCCGAGGCTGCGGCGCGTGTCGGTTGGACGGGCGATGCACCCGGCAGGCAGGAACCGCCACCGGCGCGCAAGCCCGAGCGCGACATGACGCATGAAATCGGCTTTGTGCGGGAGCACGCGGTGCCGATCTCCGGCACGCCCGCCGAGCACTACCTCCAGGGCCGCGGGCTGGCCGTGCCGCTCGGCGCCGATCTGCTGTTCCATCCCGACCTGACGAACTTCGAGACCAAGACCGGCTATCTGGCGATGGTCGGCTTGGTGCGCGATGTGGCCGGCGAGGTGATCGCGCTGCATCGCACCTATCTCCAGCAGGATGGCGAGGCGGTCCGCAAGGCCGATGTCCCCAAGCCACGCATGATGCTGGGCAAGGTGGGCGGCGGCGCTGTGCGGCTGGCGCCGATCGGTGCGCACGGCGTGCTCGGGCTCTGCGAGGGTATCGAGACTGGCCTGGCCGTCATGGCGGCCTGCCCAGGGCTGCCGATCTGGGCCACGCTCTCCACATCCGGCCTGGAGCAGGTGCAGCTGCCACCCGAGGCGCAGCGTGTCGTGATCCTGGCCGATCATGACACCTCCGGTGCCGGCATGCGCGCCGCGGACGCTGTGGCGGGCCGCCTTCGCCGCAACGGCACCGTCGCCGCAATCGCCAGGCCGCCGCAGCAGGGCGACGACTTCAACGACATGCTCGTCCGGGATGGTCCCGAGGCAATCGCCGCCCTGGTGGATGCCACCCTGCGCGCTGCCGTCACGCCCTCATCCCCCGCGGAGGACGAGACCGGCCGCCACCTGCCGCTGGGCTTCCTGGAGCCGGCAACTGCATTGCCAGTGCTCCGCGCCGATGAAGGCAATCTCCGCCGCGCCACCGATCGGGCCTGGAGCGCCATCCTGGCCTCCAACCGCACGCCCTGGCTGTTCCGGCTCGGCGGCTTGCCCAGCTGGGTCACGCCCGACGATGAGGGGCGGCCCGTCGCCGCCACCGTCTCGGAGGAGCGGCTCCGCCACATGCTGGCCAAGCTGGCGGATTGGCGGAAGGTCAACGCCAAGGGCGAAGCCATCCCCGCGCCGCCGCCCACCGGCGTGGTGAAGTCGCTGCTGGCCACCCCGGATCCCGGACTGCCCATCCTCGCCGGCATCGTCACCACGCCGGTCTTTGGGCGCGGCGGCGTGCTGCTCACCGAACCGGGCTACCACCCCGACGCCCGCCTGCTCTATCGCCCGACCACGGGCTTTCGCCTGCCACCTGTCCCGGACCGCCCCACGCCCCAGGACATCGCCGCCGCGCGTTCCCTGCTGCTGGACGACCTGCTGGGCGACTTCCCCTTCACCAGCACCGCCGAACGCGCTCACGCCCTGGCCTTGCTGCTGCTGAGCTTCCTTCGCGCCATGATCGATGGCCCGACGCCGCTGCATCTGATCGAGAAGCCCACCCCCGGCACCGGCGCCACGCTCATGGTGGACGTCATCGCCACCGTGCTGACCGGCGTCGGCGCATCCGTCATGACCGAAGGGCGCGACGATGAGGAATGGCGCAAGCGGATCACCGCCAAGCTGCGGCAGATCCCCTCGCTGATCCTGATCGACAATCTGCGCGAGCAGCTGGACAGCTCGGCCCTCGCGGCAGCGCTGACGGCCCCCTTCTGGGAGGACCGCATTCTCGGGCAATCCGAGATGACGCGGCTGCCCATCCGCTGCGCCTGGGTCGCCACCGGCAACAATCCCACCTTCTCGAACGAGATGGCACGGCGCCTGATCCGCATCCGGCTCGACGCGCACACCGACCAGCCTTGGCGCCGCGACAGCTTTCGCCATCCCGACCTGATGGTGTGGGTGCGCGCCAATCGCGGCCGGCTGGTGGCGGCCTGCCTCACCCTCTGCCAGGCCTGGATCGCGGCAGGCCGGCCACGCGGCCAGCGCAGCATCGGCAGCTACGAGATCTGGGCGCAGACGCTGGGCGGCGTGCTCGAGGTGGGCGGTATCGAGGGCTTCCTGGGCAACCTCGACGAGATGATGGCCGCGTCCGACAGCGAGGGCGGTGCCTGGCGGGCTTTCGTGCAGACCTGGTGGGATCGCTTCGGCACAGCAGAGGTCAGCGCCAGCGATCTCTTCGGGCACGCCAAGATCGCCGACCCACCATTGCCACTAGGCGGCAAGGATGAAAACGCCCAGCGCATCCGCTTCGGGTTGGCGCTTCGGAAGCTTCGCGATCGCGCGTTCCGCATCAGCGACAGGATGGTGCACGTCCGGCCAGCGACGGCGCTGCACAACGCGCAGCGGTGGCGTCTCACGCCGTCTCCGAAATGCGACACCGGAAATCCCTCCCAACCCTCCCCGATCACGCCGGCGGGTGGGAGGGTTGTGGGAGGGATGGGAGGGTTTGAAACCAACCCTAGTAGCGAAACGATCCAGGTAGATCCTGGCTCGGGGGAGGGTTGGGAGGGATGGGAGGGATTCTCTACCCCCCACACATGCGCACGCGCGCACACGCACATGAATGGCGCAGGGGCCGGAATTCCCTCCCAACCCTCCCATCCCTCCCCAAACCCTGATTTGACCTGGGTTTCCGGAGGGGAGGGTTCAAAACCAACCCTACCAACCCTCCCCGAGCCCTCGTGGCTGGATGGCGTGCCGTGATGCGCCGTCCGCACAGCACCGGCCCGCCCAGGCCGCGATCGACTGAAAGCCGGGCAGCGACGGCGAGCTCCGCCAAGAACCGCGCCGTCGCCGCCCTCACCAGGATCATCCCCTTTCGGAGACCATCATGGCATTTGCGACTCTCACCATGCCCGCCGCGCATGCAAGCCGCCCGCCCATCGCCCTCCCGCCCGCGATCAGCCTGGCGCAGCATGCCGTGCTCGCTCTGGATCTCGGCACCACCACCGGCTGGGCACTGCGGTCACGTGACGGCGGCATCACCTCCGGCAGCATGACCTTCAAGCCGACCCGGTTCGAACGCGGCGGGATGCGCTTCCTGCGCTTCCGCGGATGGCTGGCCGAGATCGCCGCCCTATCCGGCGGTGTGGCGCGGATCGTGTTCGAGGAAGTCCGGGCGCATGCCGGGACGGACGCGGCCCACATCTACGGCGGCTTCCTCGGCACGCTGACCGCCTGGTGCGAAGAGCACGAAGTCCCCTATGAGGGCGTTCCGGTCGGCACGATCAAGCGCTACGCCACCGGCAAGGGCAATGCCGACAAGGCGAAGATGGTCGCCGCCATCCAGGCTCGCGGCTTCGCGCCGGCCGACGACAACGAGGCGGATGCTATTGCCCTTCTGCTCTGGGCGACCGATCCCACCGGAGGCCGCGCATGAGAATGCACGGCGCACCGCTGCCGCCCCGGTCCTGCCTCGACCGAGGGACGCGTAGCCCGACCAACGACAGCGAGGTGAACGCCATGCGGGCTGCCGCCTGGCATCGGCACGGCGTGGCGGCGCTGCCTGTCGCCGACATCACGGACGACTGGCTGCGTCAGGCCATCACCAACGAAGCCAACCGGCGCTGGGGGCGTCGCAACGGGGAGAACCACCATGGTCGGTAAGCGCAAGCCCAAGGTGGCGAAGCCGAAGCACGACGATCTGGCGAAGCCGTCGAAGTGGCGGCTGCAGCATGGTGGCTTCTCGGAGCCGGTCCGCGAGGCGGATCCCGAGACCGGCAGCCCAGTCCAGCACCGCCGTGCCGTGGACACGCTCGGGTTGATGCTGGCGCACGGCAGCATCACGCCACAGATGCACGAAGCGGGTGAAATCTTCCGCGGGCTGTTCCGCGCCGCTTGCTTCGACAGCATGTCGACGTCGCAGATCATGCGCGTCCCAGGCACGCGCGTCGACACGCTCTCGTCGATGCAGGTCGAGGCACGGCGCCGCGTCGCTGCGGCGCTCGATGCGCTGGGGGGGCAGGACAGCCCCTGCGGCTCCTGCGCGTGGTTTGTCATCGGTCTCGAGTTCTCGGTCCGTGAGTGGTCGATGCGGCAAGGCTGGGCCGGACGGACAGTGCACGGCCCAGTGGGACAGGGCATCCTGGTCGGGTCCCTCGGCATTCTCGCCGTGCACTTCGGGCTGATGCCACGAGCGAGGGCGGCGTGACGCGGGATGATCGGGGCGGTCACCATCGCCCCGATCCGGCTGTTACAATTCACCCCGTAGCGGCTCCGAAATCGATAAGGCTAGAAGCAAGACACGTAGAGAAGGTGCGAGAGCGCCGCGGCTGAACAGCCACGCTGCGGCTCGATCGAGACAGTGGCTCTCGAGCCGCAGGGTCCTTCCTGGCCCCGCTGTATGCGGGGGGCGGAAGCGCGCAACATTCCTAGCGCCAGGCTGTTTTTCCAGGTTGCCACGGCGCCGCGTTGCCAGCCCGACCGGACGCCATTCTTCACCACCACTATCATTTCCAGCAGGTGCGCATGCCCCAGGCCCCATGGTCTGCGAGCGCCGTCGAGGCGCGCGCGGTCGCCTCCCTGCTGCCCTACGCCGGCAATGCGCGCACTCATTCCGCCGAGCAGGTGGCGCAGATCGCGGCCTCCATTCTCGAGTTCGGCTTCGTGGCGCCGGTGCTGGTGGATGAGCGCGGCGAGGTCATCGCCGGCCATGGTCGCCTGCAAGCCGCCAAATCCCTGGGCCTGGAGACCGTCCCCACCATCACCCGCGCCGGCCTGACCGAGGCCCAGAAGGCTGCCTATCGCTTGGCGGACAACCGCATCGCGCTGAATGCCGGATGGGACGAGGCACTGCTCGCCGCCGAGGTGGCGAAGCTGCAGGAGATGGGCGGCATCGACCTGGAGCTGACCGGCTTCGACGCGGGTGAGCTCGATCGGCTGCTGGCCGGCATGGAGCCGGTGGCAACGGACCCTGGCAACGGGCCGCTTACCAGCCCGACCGTTGCCAGCAGCGATGGGCCTGGCAACGACGCGCCGGCTGAGGACCCCGCCGATGCGGAGCCCGAGCCGCCGCGCCAGGCCGTGACCCGGCCGGGTAACCTCTGGCTGATCGGCGAGCATCGCTTGCTGTGCGGCGACAGCACCAACGCCGCCTCGGTGGCGCGCGTGATGGGCGATGACCGCGCCGCCCTGCTGTTCACCTCCCCGCCCTACGGAAACCAGCGCGACTACACCACCGGCGGCGGCACGGATTGGGATGCGCTGATGCAGGGCATGTTCAAGCATCTCGACCTGGCCATGCGGCCAGACGGTCAGGTGCTGGTGAACCTCGGCCTCATCCACCGCGACAGCGAATGGATCCCGTATTGGTCCGGCTGGCTCGACTGGATGCGCGCCCGCGGCTGGCGCCGCTTCGGGCTGTATGCGTGGGACCAGGGGCCCGGCCTGCCCGGCGACTGGAATGGTCGCCTCGCGCCGGCCTTCGAATTCGTCTTCCACTTCAACCGCCAGGCCCGGCAAGCGAACAAGATCGTGCCCTGCAAATGGGCCGGCACGCCGAACAAGGGCAGCGGGCTGCGCGCAGCCGATGGAACCATCTCGGAATACCAGCATGCCGGCTTGCCGGTGCAGGACTTCCGCATCCCCGACAATGTGCTGCGCCTGACCCGCCACAAGGGCCGCGGCATCGAAACTGAACACCCGGCGGTGTTCCCGGTGGTGCTGCCGGAGTTCCTGATGCGGACCTACACCGACGAGGGCGAGGTGGTGTTCGAGCCCTTCGCTGGCTCCGGCACCACTATCCTGGCCGGCCAACGAACCAGCCGTCGCGTGCACGCCATCGAACTGGCGCCGGCCTATGTCGACCTGGCGATCACGCGATGGCGCATGTTGCATCCGGACCAGCCGGTCACGTTGGCCGATGACGATCGGGACTACGACACCGTCGCCGCGGCACGCGTGGAGGCCACTGCCGATGCGGCCTGACCTTCAAATGGAGATGATGCCGGTGGCATCGCTCGCGGCCTATGCCGCCAATGCGCGCATGCACCCCACCGAGCAGGTGGCGCAGCTGGCTGCGTCCATCGCGGAGTTCGGCTTCAACGTGCCGGTGCTGGTGGACGATGCCGGCGTGCTGATCGCCGGCCATGGTCGCGTCCTGGCGGCCAAGGCCCTCGGGCTCGACGCGGTGCCCGCCATCCGGCTCGGGCATCTGTCCGAGGCGCAGGCACGGGCCTTCCGGCTGGCGGACAACCAGCTGGCGCTGAACTCGACATGGGACGAGAGCCTGCTCGCCGCCGAGTTGCGGGAGTTGCGTGCCGACGAATTCGACCTTGGTGTGATCGGCTTCGACCAGGCGATGCTGGATCGGCTACTGGCCGACGCCGCGGGCGACGAGGGGAACGCTGGCGCCGGGGATCCCGATGCGCCTGCGCCTGAGCCACCTGTCGTGCCGGTCACCCGTCCCGGCGATCTGTGGCAGCTCGGGCCCCATCGGCTGCTGTGCGGCGATGCCACCTCCGCGTCCGATGTCGCGCAGCTCCTGAATGGCGCGACCCCGCATCTGATGATCACCGACCCGCCCTATGGCGTGAATTACGATCCGGAATGGCGGAACGAGGCCGGCGTCTCGGCGACCATGCGCACCGGCAAGGTGGTGAATGACGACCGCGCCGATTGGCGCCAGGCCTGGGTGCTGTTCCCGGGCGATGTGGCCTATGTCTGGCACGCCGGGGTGCATAGCCGCACGGTGATCGACAGCCTCGAGGCGACCGGCTTCGTGATCCGCAGCCAGATCGTCTGGGCCAAGTCACGCTTCGTGCTGGGGCGTGGGGACTACCACTGGCAGCACGAGCCCTGCCTCTATGCCGTCCGAAAGGGCGCGACCGGCCACTGGCAGGGTGCGCGGGACCAAGCGACGCTCTGGGCCATCTCAAACGCCGGCGACGAGGACGCCGCCACGGTGCACGGCACGCAGAAGCCAGTGGAATGCATGCGCCGCCCAATCATCAACAACAGTTCGGCGGGTGAGGCGGTCTACGATCCCTTCCTCGGCAGCGGCACGACACTGATCGCCGCCGAGACTACCAGCCGAGCTTGCTACGCGGTGGACATCGATCCGCGCTATGTCGATGTGGCGATCCAGCGCTGGCAGAACCTCACCGGCAAAGCCGCGGTGCTGGCCGGCGAGGAGCGGGTCTTCAACGACATCGCCGCCGCCCGCGGGGTGCAGGCGGCGGCTTGATCCTGGCGCCGATCGAGTCAGCCGGCGAGGTGGTAGACCGTGTAGGAGCCCCGTGCGCCTTCCTTGTTCGGGCCTACTTGGCGGACCCGCTCCATCACCTCGACCGCGTGGCCCTTCTTCTTCAGGCCGGCGAAGAATCCGCGGACCGTGTGCTGCGCCCAGCCCGTCGCCTCCGCGATCTGCGCGACCGACGCGCCCTCGGGCCGGCGCAGCATGGCGAGCACTTGCTCCTGCTTCGTGCCCTCGCGCGGCTTGCGCGGCTCGCCGGGCTCGCGGGCGACGCGGGCGGTCTTCCCGGCGAGCAGGGTGCGCAGGGCCTCCATCGGCGCGTCGAGGGCGCCGATCATGTCGCCCGCGCGGTTGGCTTCGTCGTCCCAGGCGGCGAGGATCGCGGCGGCCGCGTCGCGCAAGCTGGTGCGCGGCGTGGCAGTGCGTGTCGCGAGGGCCTGGTCGAGCAGGGCGATTTCCTCCGCCAGGGGCGCGGCCTGGGCGGGCTCGGCCGCGAGCGCGGGGCTTCCCCCCGGCTCGGCGGCCGGCGCCACCGTGGGCGCCGTGTCGGGCACGCTTCCCTCGATGCCCGAGCAGTCAGGCTCGCCCGGCGTCGCGTCGCCCTCGTTCGGGTCGATGCCGATGGCGCGCAGCCCCTCGTCGGTGATGCGCGCCACGATCCAGCTCCCGTCCTCATCCTGGCGCCAGCCCAGCCCGACATACTCCCGCGGGGCGTTGATCTCAGTGAGCAGGTTGTTCTTGATCAGGCTGCGGAACACCGCGTTGCGCGCGGCGGCGGGCAGGGTCTTCGGCGAGCGGGCCAGGCCCATCTCGTGCTGCGCGGCGGCGCTGAGGATCACGCGCTGGCTGTCGGAAAGCTTGGTCATCGTGGTGGTCTCCGGGTCCGGGTGCCGGTCATCGGCCCCTACTGCCGGGAGCCCCGCCGGGCAGAACCCGGTCGGGGCGGTGCGGGAGTGGTCCGCGTCAGCAGGCGTATTCGCCGCGGCGGAAATGCTGGTCCGCGATCTCCTTCAGCTTCGCGGTGGCATCCGAAAGCCAGGCGGCCTCGCCCCAGAGCACTGTCTCCGGATCCGCGCCGAAATGCTCCGCGCTGGCCTGGGTGAGTTCGGCGAGGAGGGCGTCGAATTCGGCCTTCTTTGCGAGGAAGGCGGCCAGGCTGTTTTCCTGGTTGCGGGCGGCGCGGGCTTCGCGGTCGATCATGCTGGTCTCCGTCGTGGTGCAGGGCATCCGTGCGTGTGACGGACCATTCGCGCTGTGCCGCGCATGAGCCAAGCGCATCCCGCGCTTATCAAATGGCGATGATTGGAGGCGTTCGATCACATCATGATCGCGGTCGCTTCCGCTGCGCTGGTGCCCTCGCAGCGCGAGGTGGCGCGCCGGCTCGGCATCTCGCACACCGCGCTGCAGAAGGCCGCGCAGGCCGGCCGCATCGCGCAGGAGCCGGGCGGCGGCTGGGACGTCGAAAAGGTTCGCGCGCGGCTGGCGGCCAGCAGCGATCCGGCGCGCAAGACGGCGTCCATGGCGGCGCCGGTACCGGCACAGCCCTCGCCGCCGCCGGCCGCGCCGCGGGCAGCAATCGTCGCCCCGCCCCTGCCTGAGCCGCTGCCCACGCCCTCCGCGAGCGGCAGCAGCTTCCACAATGCGCGCACCGCCAACGAGATGCTCAAGGCGCAGGAGCGCAAGCTCCGGCTTGATGAGCGTCGCGGCCAGCTGGTCGAGAAGGCGCGGGCCCTGATGCTGGTGCACAGGCTGGCGAAGGAGGAGCGCGATGCCATCCTCGCCTGGCCAGCCCGTATCGCCGCGGAACTGGCGGCCGAACTGGGTGTCGACGCGCATCGGCTGCAGACGCTGATGGATGCCCGGCTGCGGCAGCACCTGGCCGAGCGCAATGACGTCCGTGTGGCGGTCGCATGATGACCGGCGAGCAGATTATCGGCGAGCTCGGCAACTTCGACGGTGCCGCCGAGATTCTGCAGGCCTGGCGCGACGGCATGGCGCCGGAGCCGGCCCTGCTGGTCTCGGACTGGGCCGACAAGCACCGCATGCTCGGCTCCCGCGGCAGCGCCGAGCCCGGTCCGTGGCGCACGAACCGCACGCCCTATCTGCGCGACGTGATGGATGCGCTCTCGCCGGCACATCCGGCCCGACGCGTGGTCTTCATGAAAGGGGCGCAGGTCGGCGGCACCGAGTGCGGCAACAACTGGATCGGCTACGTCATCCATCACGCGCCGGGTCCGATGCTGGCCGTGCAGCCAACCACCGAACTGGCCAAGCGCTTCTCCGACCAGCGCATTGACCCGCTGGTCGAGGAGACGCCTGCCATCCGGCAGCGGGTCGCCCCGGCGCGCTCACGTGACAGCGGCAATCGCCAGCTCTCGAAGGAGTTCCCTGGCGGCCAGCTGGTGATGACCGGCGCCAACAGCGCGGTGGGCCTGCGCTCCATGTCGGCCCGCTTCCTGTTCCTGGACGAGGTCGACGCCTATCCCGGTGACGTCGAGGGCGAGGGCGATCCGGTCGCGCTGGCCGAGGCCCGCGCCCGCACCTTCGGCTGGCGGCGCAAGACCCTGCTGGTCTCGACGCCCACCATCTCCGGCCTGTCGCGCATCGAGCGGGAGTACCTGGCCAGCGACCAGCGGCGGTTCTTCCTGCCCTGCCCACACTGCGCGGCGATGCAATGGCTGCGCTTCGAGCGGCTGGTCTGGGACAAAGGCGAGCCGGACAGCGCGCGCTACCTCTGCGAGGCCTGCGACGGTGCGATCGGCGAGCAGCATAAGACCGCCATGCTGGCCGGCGGCGAATGGCGGCCCACCGCCATACCGCAGGATCCACACGCCATCGGCTTTCACATCTCGGCGCTGTATTCGCCGGTCGGCTGGTTCTCCTGGTCGCAGGCGGTGCGGGATTGGGAGGCGGCGCAGGGCGACGACCGCGCGATCAAGACGTTCCGGAACACCGTGCTTGGTGAGACCTGGCAGGAGAGCGGCGAGGCGCCGGACTGGCAGCGGCTTTACGATCGCCGCGAGGAATGGGCGCCCGGCACGGTTGCTGCCGAGGGACTGCTGCTGACGGCGGGTGTCGACGTCCAGCGCGATCGGCTCGAGGCCAGCATCTGGGCCTGGGCGCAGGACCGGCAGTCCTGGCTGATCGAGCATCGCATCCTGGTCGGCAATCCCTTCGAGGCGGCGGTCTGGGACGAACTGCGCGGCCTGCTGGGCGAGACCTGGCGGCACGCTTCCGGCCACCGGCTTGGCCTTGCCATGACGGCGATCGACAGCGGTGACGGCATGACCACTGCCGAGGTCTACAGCTTCGTGCGTCGCGCCGGTGCCGGGCGCGCCATTGCCGTGAAGGGCCAGGACGGGCTGCGGGCGGCGATCGGGCAGCCCTCGGCCACGGAGGTGCGGCGGAACGGCCGCAAGCTCGGCGGGCTGAAGGTCTGGCCGGTGGGGTCGTCCTTCCTGAAGGGCGAGACCTATGGCTGGCTGAAGCTAGAACGGCCGACGGCGGAAAGCGGCGATCCGTTCCCGCCAGGCTTTGTCCACCTGCCGCTGCACGCGGCGGGAGAGGAATTCTGCCGCCAGCTCACCGCGGAGCAGTTCGTGGCCCGCGCCGGCCGCAACGGCTTTCGCCGGCTGGAATGGGTCAAGACCAGGGAACGGAACGAAGCACTGGACTGCCGAGTCTATGCCCGCGCCGCGGCTGCTGCGCTTGGCATGGATGGCTGGGGCGACGGGCGTTGGGCACGGATGGCGGATGCGCTGTCGCTGCCGGCGGTGGAGCCCGCAGCACCGGCGCCGACCGATGGTACCGCGCCGAACACCACGACCAGCACACGCCCGCGGGGCTGGCTCGCGCCGCGCGGCAACTGGCTTCGCTGA